AATCATGCCACACAAACAGAAACACTTGTAGCTGGTACGACTAGGTACAACATACCTGCTACAGCTAAGCATGTAGATTATGATACCTTTAGAATTGTAGAAGACTCTTCTTTAGGTGCTCAAGGTAGATCACTAACTATTTTAGACTATAAAGACTATTTAAATAAGCACATCGAACAAGAAGACAGATCTGATATGGGTAGTGTACCTACTCATGTATTCAGAACCCCAGATAATAATTTTGGTTTATACCCTTACCCAGATAAAGCTTACTCACTAAGGTTTGAGTACTACGTTTACACAACTGCTTTAAGTGCGGCAACAGATGTTCCTACGATACCTGAGCAGTACCGCCAGGTTATTGTAGACGGGTCTACAGCTTTTGGATATCAGTATCGAGGAGAAGCAAGTGAATACCAATTAAACTTCTCAAGGTTTCAAGAAGGTATCAAAAGTATGCAAAGCCTTTTAAGCAATAGAACAGACTACTTACGTTCCACTGTAATGCTAAGAACACCTATCGGAAGATTTGTAGATTAAATGGCAGATGAATCAGGTTTAAATCCTTTTGTATTTCCACTGCAAGGTGGTTTAGTTCTTGACCGTTCTACTTTTGCTATGGAACCAGGGATGGCGTTAGAGTTGGAAAACTTTGAGCCTGACACTGGAGGTGGCTACAGACGAATCAATGGTTTTGAAAAGTGGAATACTAACGTAGTTCCACAGACAGCTAGTTCTACAGAACCTGTACTAATGTCTGCATATTTTGCAGGTAACAGTAAAGTAATTGCTGCTAGAGGTACAAGTATTTATGAAGCAGCTAGTGGTAGTGGTTCTTGGACAAGCATTGATAGCGGTAGAACTAATGCCATACGTTACTCTTTTGACAGATATAACTTAGCTGGTTCAGAAGTTATTGTGTGGGCTGATGGTGCTAATAACGCTACTAAGTACGATGGTACAACAGTAACAGATCTTAATGCTACAGGTGCACCATCTAATCCTAAGTTTGTAAAACATTTTAAAAATGCTTTGTTCTTTGCAGGTATGTCAGCCTCACCAGAAGAAGTTGTATTCACTGCTCCTTATACAGATAGTGACTTTAGTGCAGCTAATGGTGCAGGTTCAGTACGAGTAGATAGTAAGATAACTGCACTCTTTCCATTCCGTGACGAGCTTTATATTTTTGCAGAAGAACGTATTTATAAACTTGTAGGTAATACTATTGCAGACTTTGTGATGCAACCTGTAACAAGAGATATTGGTTGTCTTAATGGTTTTACTGTACAAGAACTTGCTGGTGAAATAATCTTCTTAGGTAGAGATGGTTTAAGGACTGTTGCTGGTACAGCTAAAATTAATGACGTTGAGCTTGGTACAATTAGCAGACCCGTTCAAGAGTTGTTTGAGGGTGAAACTGATGTCGATGATTTTAATAGTTTAGTTATACCAGATAAAACTCAGTATCGTATTTTCTTTTCTAAACCTAGCAGCCAAACACAAGCACAGACATCTGGTGTTATTGCAGTAAGAAAAGCTCAAGGTTATGAGTTCGCTAAACTAAAAGGTATTCAACCTGCAAGTGCAGATTCAGTAAGTGTTCAAGGGGATACTTTTGTATTACACGGTGGGTACGATGGTTACATCTATCGACAAGAAAAAACAAATAAGTTTGACGGTACAAATGTTATAGGACGTTATCGTAGCCCTGACCTTACTGCAGGTGATGCAGGTATACGTAAAGCATTTCAGAGAGTTATTATTAACTACTCGCCAACGGGAACAGTAAACTCCGATTTGTTTTTAAGGTACGATTACGAGTCACCTGATGCCCCTCGTCCAGCAGCTTATCCTTTTGATTCAACAAAGGTTGTTGCTATTTATGGTACAGGTACTTATGGAACTGCTACGTATGGTGGTCAATCTAATCCATTAGTAAGACAACCAGTAGAAGGATCAGGTTTTGCTGTAGCACTTCGTGTGGTTGATAACGGAGAATCCTCACCATACTCACTAAAGGGTTTCCAGCTAGAATTTGATGTAGGAGCAAGAAGGTAAATGGCAGGTTATACAAGACAGTCTACATATACAGACGGTGATATTATTCAGGCAGCAGACTCTAATGACGAGTTTGACCAGTTACTTGCTGCTTTCCATAATGCTACAGGACACAAACACAATGGCACTGCAGGTGAAGGTCCAGTAATTGGACTTATTGGTGATCCAGGCGTTGTTACTCCACTGAATAAAGTTGTTGTCAGTGATACTAATAATAGAGTTGGTGTCTTTGTAGATGTATCAAGCTCATCAGTAGAACAGTTTAGATTTCAAGATGGTGTTATTGTTCCTGTAACTAACAACGACATTGACCTTGGCACTAACTCCCTTAAGTTTAAAGATGGTTACTTTGCAGGCAATCTTACTGTAGATGGGAATATTACTCTTGGTGGTGATATTACTCTAGGTGATTCCGACACAGATAATATTGTAATCGGAGCAGAGATTAATAGCCATGTTATTCCTAACACAGATGATACTTTTGACCTTGGCAGTGCAACAAAACAGTGGCGTAATCTTTATATTGATGGCACTGCTAATATTGACTCTCTGGTAGCTGATACTGCAGATATTAACGGTGGTACTATTGATGGTGCTACTATTGCTACCTCAGACATTACAGTAGGCTCAGGTAAAACACTTGATGTATCTGCGGGTACACTTACACTAGCTAATGATCAGATCTCTGGTGATAAAGTTGAAGGTGGTACAATTGCTTCTATCACACTTACTTCAGCAGACATCAATGGTGGTACACTAGACGGTGTAACTATTGGTGGCTCTAGTGCAGGTGATATTACTTTTGCTAACCTATCGGATGGTACAATCACTGTCACAGCATTTGTTGATGAAGATAATATGTCTTCTGACTCTGCTACCCTTATTCCCACACAACAATCAGTTAAAGCTTACGTAGATGCACAAGTAACTGCACAAGACCTTGACTTCCAAGGTGATAGTGGTGGTTCATTAAGTATTGATTTAGATAGTGAAACCTTGACAATTGCAGGTGGAACTGGTATAACTACCACTGGTTCTGGTAATACAGTAACAGCAGCTATTGACTCAACTGTAGCTACACTTACTGGCACTCAGACTATTACAAACAAGACTATTGATGTAGATAATAATACTGTATCTAATATTGAAGTAGATAACTTTAAAGCTTCTGCTATTGTGATTGAGTCAGAAGGTATTGCTTCTAACGATAATGATACTACATTACCTACCAGTGCTGCAGTAAAGGATTATGTAGATACAGCAATTACTGCAGAAGATCTTGACATCACTACAGATTCTGGTACAATAGCTATTGATTTAGATAGCGAGACACTTACTGTAGCTGGTGGTACAGGTTTAGCTTCAAGTGCTACAGGTAATACAGTAACTTTAGCAATTGATAATACAGTAACTACTCTTACTGGAACACAGACGCTAACCAATAAGACTTTGACATCACCTACAATAAACGGTGGTTCTCTTGACAGTGCTGTAACTGGTGCCACTCAAAGCTCTGGTACTAACAACACTACAATCGCTACTACAGCTTTTGCAACTACGGTAGCTGTAGACGAAGCGACAGCATTAGCCATCGCATTAGGATAGGAAAAGAAAATGGCAAATACATTTAAGGTCATAACTAAGGCAGGGGTTACGTCAGAAGATGTTATCTATACTGTTGCAGGTTCTACCACTGCAGTAATCCTTGGGTTAGTTTTAGGCAACACTACAGGCTCACAGATTACTGGTACAGTTACACTATCAAGTGATACAGCTAACAGGGCTGGTGCTAACAATGAAGCAAACCAAGATGTAGAACTTGTAACTAACGCAGCCATACCTGCTGGATCATCACTCTCTGTACTAGATGGTAAAGTGGTTATGGAAGCAACAGACGTAATTAAAGTAACAGGATCTGGTGCAACAGATGTTATTATCAGTGTAATGGAGCAAACCTAATGGCAGGATATATCGGTTCTAAGGCGGTCAACCTCAGTACCACTGGGGCTGATATTAATGGTAATGCCAATATAGATGGTGATCTTTCCTTTCGTGATAACGACAAAGTAATCTTCGGCGCTGGGTCTGACCTACAGATTTATCATACTGGTTCAGATAGTTGGGTTAAAGACAACGGCACTGGCAATCTATATCTAGACACTAACGGTTCAGGTATAAACATTAGCTACAACAACAGTAATGAAAACATGGCGACTTTTACAGCTAATGGCGCAGCAACTTTATATTACGACAACTCTGCCAAAATCGCCACCACCTCCACAGGCATACAGGTCACAGGTAATATAGCTAATGCTTCTGGCGATTTAACACTAGATGTTGCAGGAGAAATTAATCTTGATGCTGATGGTGCTGTAGTTAATTTTCAAGATGGTGGAACAACATTCGGTCTTGTAACCCAGTCTTCAAGTGACTTTGTAGTTAGAAATCCAACACTTGATAAAGACATTGTATTTAAAGGTAACGATGGTGGTGTTACTACTACTGCCCTTACCCTTGATATGTCTCAAGCGGGTAGAGCAACTTTTAATGAAGGCATCGTTCTAAAGGCATCAACAGGCGGTGATTTTGGCGTAAACATTAATACTGCATCTGGCGACTCAATGAAGTTGCAAGTTGTTGATACAGGTTCAGCAGGTGCGGCCAATGGAGTAATTACTGTTACTGATGGTGACTTAATTTTAAGTCCATCAGCTAATGTTGGGATTGGCACGAGTTCGCCTAGTTCTACTTTAGCAGTTGAAACGGGAGGAATTGCCTCTTTATCAAGTTATGCAGGACATATTGTTGTTGGGCCATCTTCTAGGACTTCTTCTTCTGGTGACTACAGCGCTGGTATATTATTTGACCAAGCCAATGGTGTTCAAGCATCTGGCAAAAAAGGTGCATCTATAACAGGCTTTCAAGACGGGTCAGATGTAAATTCTATGGGTATTACGTTTAATGTTCATGGTACAGATGGCTCTGCTAATAGATTTGAAGCCATGCGCATCGATGCGAGCGGTAACTTGCTTTTAGGCACAACCTCTGCCGAAGGTGTTAGTAGTAATTCCAAAAAGATGATTGCAGGGCATTTTACTACTAAAAACGGTGTAACTACTATTGCTAATACAGGTGTTGCAACTACTCTAATGACTTTTGGGTCTAATGAAGGAAACTTTTTAGTATCTGCAGTAGGGTCTGGAACAGGTAGTACTAATGATAACACTACTGGAATTATTCATGTAAACAATTCTGCTACAACTTATACAGCTTTAGCTGCTGGGTCAGGAGTTGTTTTATCAATGAGTGGTTTAAATCTTCAAGTAACTCAAAGCATTTTCAACGGAGCAAATATAACTTGGAGCGTTATGAAATTAAGATGACAGACTTAGGAAGGAGACACAAATGGCTGGATATATAGGCACAACTCCTGTACCACAGGCTACACAACACAGAGAATCATTTACAGCTACTGGTGGACAAACCAGCTTTGCTACTGTAGGATACACACCACAGTTCATAGACGTATATCTTAACGGAGTTAAACTAGCACCAGCAGATTATACAGCTACTAATGGTAGTGATGTAGTCTTAGCCTCTGGTGCTACAGCTAGTGACATACTTGAGATTGTAGCTTACACACCATTTGAAGTAGCTAACCAGACATTTACTGGTACTACTACAGCAGCTAACCTTACTGTAACAGGTGCATTTACTTCACAAGGTATTGATGACAATGCTGATGCAGTAGCTATAACAATAGATAGTTCAGAGAATGTTGGAATTGGCACGAGTTCGCCTAGCAATTATCATACTGGTACAAACTTAACTCTTTTTGGGTCTGGAGATAGCGGTGTAACTATTGCATCTGGTACATCTAATGCAAGTCGTATTCATTTTGCAGATGGAACATCAGGAGATGCCCAATATCGGGGTTATGTAGTATATGCTCATGCAAGTGACAGTCTTCAAATTGCTACTTCTGGCTCAGAACGCATGCGCATCGACAGTAGCGGTAATGTTGGCATTGGGACGAGTTCAGTAGGCAGTGAAACACTTGTCGTTGAAAAATCATCAGGCACACCAACAATTCGCATTAATGCTCCATCTGGAAGTCAAGCACAATTAAAACTACAGGCCGATGGCACTGTTACAGATACTCAGATGATCCATGCCAACACGGATGCATCTCTTGGCTTTAGTCGTTGGGATGGGTCTGCATATCAGGAACGTATGCGCATCGATGCGAGCGGTAACTTGCTGGTGGGCAAAACGAGTGCAAATGCGACTGATGTAGGTATTGTAGCAAACGCCAATGGTAGACTTTATGCTGCTGCAAGTGGTGCTAGCAGTATATTTAACCGCACATCCTCAGACGGCGACATTGTTGACTTCCGCAAAGACGGCTCCACTGTGGGGAGTATTGGGATACAATCTACTGGCTTTTACATAGACGGTGAAAGTGGACATGCAGGGATACGTTTTGCAGGAAATGAAGTAAGCCCAAGAGACAATGGTTCTGATGCTGACGGTGTAGTCAGCTTAGGTGAAAGTGATAAACGCTTCAAAGACCTCTGCCTGTCTGGCGGTGTTAAGTGGACTGAAGGTCAAGTTGAAGTAAACAGTAGCAGACTATTAATGCGAAGCACAGGCGATGCTTCTGGTCTACGTTTTGATGGTTCTGGATACACACCCTTTAAGAACGGCTCTGTCGCAGATGGAACCGTTGATTTGGGCTACTCAGCGGGTCGATACAACAACTTATATCTTGCTGGCGGTGTCTACCTTGGCGGGGTAGTTGGGGCTAATAAGCTGGATGACTATGAGGAGGGGACTTGGACGCCAGCCGTTTCCAATATGACAGTCACTGGAACATTAACCACCGCTGGGAGATACACAAAGGTTGGCAGGATGGTGAGCCTTATGGGGTGGGTTAGTGCAACAACATCTATTGCACATAGTGTATCTGCTCTTATTTCTGGGTTTCCGTTTGCAGGAGCGTTTGTTACGGGAGAAGGCCAATCTAGATCTGCTGGTGTAATAGTTGCTGGTGCGAATGCAGACTTACCTTCATCAAACCATAGCGCTGCTTGTTTTGTAGATAGCCCAAATTCACGGGCCTTTCTTGGCAACTTCACAACAACGGCTGCTAATGAATACATTTATATTAACGTTGTGTATTACACAGCATAACCCATTGCATAGCTTTGGGTCGGACAGTCCAACCATCACAGGAGATAAACGATGGCACTAGAAAAAACACTTAAAAACGACAAGATTGAGGTGCTGAACCAAGGCGATTGGTCTTGCGTTCAAGTACGCACAGCAACAATCGTGTCAGAAGATGGCACAGAGTTAAGCAAATCATATCATCGTCATGTGGTTATGCCCAACGCTGACCTGTCGGCAGAGGATGCAGACGTAGCAGCTATCTGCACAACCGTATTTACACAAGCGGTTAAGGATGCTTACGCCGCACACTTATCAGCATAGGAGATATAAGATGGCTGTAGTAAACACTTGGAGTATTCCAACAGTAGAACGTAACTTAGCAGACGGTGGTGTGACAATAGCACACTGGCGTTGTAGCGCAATAGATGGTGACTATAGTGCATCATCATATGGCACATGTGGCTTAGAGTATGATGCAGATGCAGATGACTTCATTGCCTATGACAGCTTAACTGAGGCAAATGTAATTGCTTGGGTGCAAGCTATTGTAGGTCAAGCTGATACAGAAGCTGCACTAGCAGCAAAGATTGAAGCAGACAAAACACCCACTACTGGTGCTGGAACACCTTGGTAATATAGTATAGGAACTGACACATGACTAGAGCAAGAGACTTAGCAGATAGTGCCGATAAGGATATTGTAGGTACAATTACTGTTGATGGTTTGACTGTCGCAGGTAATGTGTCAGTTGATAGCGGCACAATTAAGCTGGATGGTAATTATCCTACTGGTAGCAATAACGTTGCTTTGGGTGGCGGGGCATTAGAAAATACTACTGGTAATGGTAATACTGCTATTGGTTACAATTCTGCTAATAGCAATATTACTGGGCAGAACAATACCTATCTAGGGTATAAGGCGGGTGAAGATGCAACTAATAGTAACAACACAACGGTAG